GAGGCAGGTAAAGAAATGCCGACGGAACTTTTCAACGTATTCGTTGGAAATAAAACAACAATAAAGAGGAAACAATAAACATGAACCAAGTACAAGTAAAAGAAGAAGCAGGAGCACTGTCTACGAATTCATTCGAAGCTGATGCAAATGCGGGCTCTCAGAATATGACGCAAGAAGATCTTGCATTACCATTTCTGAAAGTTTTAGGACAGTTATCTCCGGAAGTTAATAAACAGAATGCCAAGTTTATTAATGGTGCAGAACCTGGAATGATTGTAAACAGCGTGACCAAAGAACTTCATGATGGAGCCAAAGGTATAAATGTTATACCAGTCCATTATGAAAGACAATATGTCGAATGGCAAGACAGAGGTCAATCTGGAAATGCTCCTGTAGCAATCCATAATGCAGAAAGTGATATTATGAGTACAACTACTCGTGATAAATCTTGGAAGGATAGATTACCTAATGGTAATTATCTGGAAAACACTGCTAATCACTTTGTGATTCTTATGGGTAAAAGTCCATCAACAGCATTGATATCTATGAAGGCTACTCAATTAAAGATTAGTCGTAAATGGAACTCAATCATGATGGGTCTCAAGCTACAAGGTAAAAACGGCTTATTCACACCGCCAACATATAGCCACATTTATAATCTAAAGACTGTTCAAATGTCGAATGACAAAGGAACATGGTTTGGATGGGATGTATCTAAGGTTGGTCCGGTTACAGATAAAGGTGTTTACGAAATTGCTAAAAGCTTTGCTGAAAAAAATAGCAAGGGTGAAGTAAAAGTTAAACACGGATCTGACGAATCTAAGGAAAAAGCACCTTACTAATAAACTCCTAGGAGTTGGGCGTGGAAGCGAGAGTGGAAACGCCCGATTAAAAAATATGATAGAGAAATTTATAAATATATTCAAGGGATTGGAACGTGCTCATGGTTGTACTAACATTGCTCCTATTACAGAAAATGGAGTTAAAGTTAAGGGCCAATCGTTTGTACGTAGACAACCTGTTACACCTCAATTGTGGCAAGATCACTTAGAGGGTAAACAAAGTCTTGGAATTATTCCAATTAGAGATGACAATAAATGTATATGGGGTTGTGTTGACATAGACTCATATGCAGGTTTTGATCACAAAAAATTAATAGATAAAATTAAAGAAGCAAAACTACCCTTAGTTGTTTGTAGATCTAAAAGTGGTGGTGCTCATGTATTTTTGTTTACAGAAGAACCTGTTGAAGCAGAATTAATGAGAGATAAGTTAACAGAAATTAAAACTGTACTAGGTTATGGTGGATCAGAAGTATTTCCAAAACAAATTAAATTAAAATCACAAGATGATACAGGAAATTTTTTAAACTTACCATATTTTAATTGTACCAAAACAACAAGATATGCCTTTCTCGAAAATGGGGAAGCTGCTAGTATAGACGGTTTTTTTGGATTATATGAAAGAAATAAACAAACACCACAACAAATACATAAAATAAAAATAGAAAGACCTATTTCAGAGTATTCTGATGGTCCACCATGCATTGAGTTGATGGCAATTAATAAAATTCCAGAAAACAGTGGACGTAATAATGCAATGTTTCATTTTGGTGTGTATGCTAAAAAGAAATGGCCAGCAGAATGGAAAACTAAATTAACAATGTTTAATGCAGATGCAACAGTAAAAGCATTAACAGAGAACGAATTAGATTCAGTAAAAGGACAGCATGTTAAAAAAGATTGGGGTTATAAATGTAATGATGTTCCAATGTGTAATCTATGTGATAAGAAATTATGTAGAAGTCGTAAATATGGGATAGGAGAAGAAATAGTATTTCCTGCGCTAACAGATTTACAAAAAATTAAATTAGAAAAACCTTATTATTATCTTAACGTTGATGGTGAACGATTACACCTGGAGAACGTTAAGTTTTTAAAACAACAAAGTTTGTTTCAAGAAGCTGTTATGGAACAGTTGGATTTTATGCCACCAACAATTAAACCTAAAGATTGGATTAATATTATAAACCCACTGATGAAGAATCACGAACCTGTGGAACCACCAGAAGGTGTAGCAACTCAAGATCAATTACAAAATCATTTAGAAACTTTTTGTTTAGATAGGCACATAGGTGCTGATATAAAAGATTTAAAACGTGGTGGTGTATTAACTAAAGATGGACATCATCATTTTATATTTGATAGATTTTATAATGATTTTTTAATTAGAAGACGTTGGGATGTACCTTATTCTAGAACAGCGCAGATGCTAAAAGAAACATGCAACTGTGATGACAAACGTATTGGTAAAGAAAGAATTTCTGTATTTGTAGTTAAACAGTTTGATAAAAAAATGGATGACTACAACCAAAAAGAATTAAAACCGAAGGATGTGTTTTAATGAGAACAATAGTATTAGGACCACCAGGCACAGGTAAGACTACAACTTTGTTAAATAAAGTTGATGACTATTTAAAAAATACAGACCCGGATAAAATTGGTTATTTTGCATTTACACAAAAAGCTGCATACCATGCCAGAGATGAAGCGATAAAAAAATTTAATCTTACGGAAGATGATCTTCCATATTTTAGAACATTACACTCATTAGCATTTAGAAAGTTAGGATTAAAAAAAGATCAAGTAATGCAACAAAGACATTATAAAGATCTTGGAAGTAAGATAGGTTTTCCAGTGGGATATGCAGTCTATCAAGAAGACCATGATGGTACCGGATGTAATTTTAGTTCTGATAGTGAATACTTAAGAATTATACAGCTAGCACAACTTAGAAATATTACAATTGAACAACAATATGCTTTAAAGGAACACACTCAGGATCTTTCTTTTAGTAACTTAAGAATTATATTTAATGAATTAAAAAGATATAAAAAAGATTATAGTTTAATAGATTTTAATGACATGATTTTAGATTTTACAAAATCAGATAAGTCACCAAAATTTGATGTAGTATTTATTGACGAAGCACAAGATTTATCTAGTATGCAGTGGGACATGGCAAGATCTATCTGGAATAAAAGTGAAGATTCTTTTATTGCGGGTGATGATGATCAAGCCATATATAAATGGGCTGGTGCAGATGTAGATTCTTTTATAGCCCTACAGGATCAAATGATAAATCTTCCCTTAATACAATCACATAGAATACCTATGAAAGTTCATCAACTTGCAATGGGAATTATAAATAGAATTAAACACAGAATAGATAAAACTTGGAAGCCAAAAATTAATGAAGGAACTTTACAAAGACATTTTGATATTGAAAGCATAGACATGTCTCAAGGTGATTGGTTAGTGTTAAGTAGAACTAGACACATGCTTAACGACATAGGGGAATCTTTGTATAGAAAAGGATTATACTACAACAACAAATACAAAAGAAGTAATGAACAAGATTTACATACAGCAGCTACAGCCTGGGAACATTTAAGACAGGGACAATTAGTTTCATATAAACAAATAGAAAGTATTTCTAAACAAATGACATCTAAAAATTGGCACAAGAAAAAAATAAAAGGTATGGCAAAAGAATCTTTTTACGGAATAGATCAATTAGTACGTGACTATGGTCTTCAAATTAAAACAGTTTGGTTTGAAGCATTTGATGATGCAGGGCAAACTAAAGTAGATTATTTAAGAAAAATGAGAAAAAATGGAGAGAAGTTAAATGAGAAACCAAGAATAGAACTGTCAACTATACATGCAGCAAAAGGTGGTGAGTCTGAAAACGTTGTATTGTTAACAGATCTTACAGAAAATACTTTGAAGGGCTATGAAAGAAATCCAGATGACGAGAATAGATTATTTTATGTAGGTGCAACACGAACAAAAGAAAATTTACATATAATAGAACCAAAAAAATATGAAAAAGGATATATACTATGAGCGAAATATATAAAAAACAAGTAGGTGGTGATCATTACAAGAGTATGGTTATTCAACCATCAGAGTTTATAAATAAAAATGATTTACCATTTGCAGAAGGAAACGCAATTAAGTATTTGTGTCGCCACAAACAGAAAAATCAGAAAGAAGATTTATTAAAAGCTAAACATTACATTGATATGGCAATTGAGAGAGACTATCCAGAACCAAAAACAAGACTAGAGCAAATGAGCCAATTAAAATACGATCCAATAACAGATTAAAGGAGATAAATGATACAAGTACCACTATTTAAACCACAAACAGAATGGCTACCACCAGAAAATTTTCCAGACTTATCTGGTTATGATGAGATTGCAATCGACTTAGAAACTAAAGATCCAGATTTAATAAAAATGGGTTCAGGTTCAGTCACAGGTAAAGGAGATGTTTCTGGAATAGCCGTAGCTGTTAAAGGTTGGTGTGCTTATTATCCAATTGCTCATGAAGGTGGTGGTAATATGGATCGTAAAATGGTCCTTAAATGGTTTCAAGATGTATTAAATACACCAGCCACAAAGATATTTCACAACGCCATGTATGACGTGTGTTGGATACGCGCGTTAGGTTTAAGTATCAGCGGAAAAATTGTAGACACGATGATTGCATCGGCCCTAGTTGATGAAAATCAAATGCGCTATGACTTAAACAATTGTGCTAAACGATACACTGGAAAAGGAAAAAATGAAACAGAATTATATGAAGCAGCGAAAAGTTGGGGGGTTGACGCCAAGGCAGAAATGTATAGACTACCTGCCATTTATGTAGGTTCTTATGCAGAAGCAGATGCAGAAATTACGTTAGCCTTGTGGCAAGAATTAAAAAAAGAAATAGATCATCAAGATATAAATTCAATCATGGATATGGAAACGGAATTGTTTCCTTGTTTAATTGATATGAAATTTAAGGGAGTATGCGTAGACGTTGAAGCAGCTCATAAATTAAAGCAAGAGCTAGCATCACAAGAAGATAAGTTACTCCTAGAAATAAAAAAAGAAACAGGAGTAGACACTCAAATATGGGCTGCAAGAAGCATTGCACAAGTTTTTGATAAATTGAAACTAGACTACGATAGAACTGAGAAAACATCGGCACCTTCTTTTACTAAAAATTTTTTACAAAATCACCCACATCCAGTGGTGAAACAAATAGCTCAGGCCCGTGAAATAAATAAAGCCCATACCACGTTTATTGATACCATATTAAAACATTCTCATAAAGGGAGAATTCACGCTGACATCAACCAACTAAGATCCGATAATGGTGGAACTGTGACCGGTAGATTTTCATATTCTAATCCTAACCTTCAACAGATTCCAGCAAGAAACAAGGATCTCGGACCACGGATCAGGGCTCTATTTGTGCCCGAGGAAGGCCATACATGGGGTTGTTTTGACTATTCACAGCAAGAGCCTAGACTGGTAGTGCATTATGCAGCTTTACAAAATTTATATGGTGTGGGTGATGTATTAGAAGCGTATCACGGTGGTGATGCGGATTTTCATAGTATTGTAGCTGACATGGCAGGAATACCAAGAACACAAGCTAAGACAATTAACTTAGGTCTGTTCTATGGTATGGGTAAAAATAAATTACAAGCAGAGTTAGGTGTTAGTAAAGATAAAGCTAATGAACTATTTAGACATTATCATAATAAAGTTCCATTCGTAAAACAACTGATGGATAATGTTAGTAGTCGAGCACAAGATCGAGGTCAAGTTAGAACATTACTTGGACGTTTGTGTAGGTTCCATTTGTGGGAACCTAATCAATTCGGAATCCATAAAGCATTGTCTCATGAAGCAGCACTTATGGAACACGGACCAGGGATCAAACGTGCGTATACATACAAAGCATTAAATAAATTAATTCAGGGATCTGCTGCTGACATGACAAAGAAGGCAATGATAGAGTTATATAAAGAGGGAATTATACCACACATACAAGTACATGATGAACTTGATATATCTGTTAAATCACCAGAACATGCACAAAAAATAAAAGATATTATGGAAAGTGCTGTTTCTCTTGAAGTTCCTAATAAAGTAGACTATGAATCTGGACCAAATTGGGGTACAATAAAATAAACAAGGAGAAAAATATGGATCATATAAAAAAAGTAATCACATGGGTTAGCGCTAATAAGCAAAAATCTGTTGCTATAGCTATAGTTGTTATTGCTATTTATTTTTTGGCAACTTAAGTTGACTTTACATACCTAGAGAGTAATATACTAAACACTGATCATTCTTAGATCCGCACGAATATAAGTGCGCGCACATACTTGCTTTAGACAAGGGCAACTATGCAACACAACCCAACAATACATTAATATGGAAAAAAAATGATTAAATGGATAAAATCTTTAATAGAAAAATTTTTTGGTAAGAAGGAAAAACCAATTATTTTGGAAGATGAAATTGAATACGAAATAGAAACTGTCGTGGAAACACCAGTGATAGAAAAAATTGTTTGTAATACACATAAAACAAGGTTTAAAAAATCTTGTCCTACTTGTAGAGCAGCAGCGAAGTAATATGGAAAAAAACAAATGTAAAAAATGTCATCACAAATGTCATTGTCAAGAAGAACTGCATGCAGATATCTATGGCATTTGTACTTGTGAGGATTGTCAATGTGACGATCCTAAGAACAAAGACGAGGAGTGTTTATCATGTCAATAATGGAGAGTGCCAGGATGGACTATAGATTTACAGCAATCTTAATTATAATGTTAACGATGTTAGCTCTTTTTGGTGGACCAGCACGTTCAGCAGAATCACAAACGAATGTTAGTGGCGGAAACACAAGTATTGAGGGAGGGTATACAGGTGGAGCAACAACATATCAGTCTGGATCATCTTCTAACACAACAACAAATTCAACATCTAATTCTAATATTAAATCTGCACCACCAACATCATCAGCGCCATCATACAATTCTATGACACAAGATGTGTGTGCAGTAGGTGGATCATTGGGTGTACAGACATTTGGACTTGGTATCAGCGGTGGAAAACATTTTATAGATAAAAATTGTGAAAGATTAAAGTTAGCAAGAATACTGAATGATTTTGGAATGCGT